TGGTACTAAAACGGTCGACCAGGATGATGCAGCAGCAGTACCATCAGCTGATGGTACTGATGTTGCAGCTGCAGCTGATGGTACTGATGTTGCAGCTGCAGCTGATGGTACTGCTGCAGCTGATGGTACTGCTGCTGGTGACAACCAGTTCATCGTCACCACAAACAAATTAGGTCTAGCTAATTGATTTTTATCAGATGCTACAGCTGATTTAAAATCAGAGATTTTAAATGTCATATTAATACTCCCTCAAGACTCTACGGTACTATACTACGTTCCAAAAATTATAAGCAAATGTAACCGTATATTCTTCCACAGAATCGTTATTATCCCACGCTAACTCAATTGATCCAATTTCAGTCGGAAACATCCCAGAAAATTTATATTCTCGGCCTGGGTCACCATTTACTTTAAGTTGTGTCACAAGAGCATTAACAGGCGTAAATAGTGTGCTTACGTTACCACTAGCACTATTCATTTGAGTATGCATAGCTTCAAGCTTTGTTCGCACCGTAAATTTTTCATCATTATATATAGTAACAGTCCAATCTTCATATGTCCGATTGCCTTGTACTTTTATAACACGTCCCATATACGGAACATCAACTGATGCGATTGTTGATGCTGGTATTGAAGCACCCTTACAGTAAAAATTATAGTCTCCATCGTCGCCTATAGTCACTTTAAATAAATTGGGTCTTGCAGCACCTGCGAAATTATCTTTGAATGTCGATATATCCATTTTTTTTCTCCTTTTTAAATATCTATTATCTATTACCAACAACTTCACTGAATTCTACACCACTTCTTACAGCAACAAAATTCAATCGAATATAGTTAATAGATCTGGTTGGTTTTATATAAATATCACCAACAAATTGTCCAGCATCTACCACATTTGGTGGATTATTAGTTTCATCACAAATTATTGTATAATCATGAACACCTTGTCTGGATTTAACTGTAGACAAAAATGGTTCAACCATTGACACGAATTGTCCCCGTGTGAATGTATCATTAAATTCAAATAAAGTATATGTTGAAGCATTAGAAATTATTTTCTCAAGAACTATAAATAATTTTCTAACATTAATTCTATCAAAAGCAGATGGTCTTGCCAAAAATGTTTTATCACCATATAATATAGTTCCTTGTCCTGGGAATGATACTATTGGATTAATTGATTTTAAATACAATTTATCTCTATCATCTTTAGTAAACTCTGTATACAATTTCACTACATTTTTTATACTACCTCTGTTAAATCCTGCTGGGGAAAACCATGGATCATGCTCAGTATCAGTTCTGGCAAAAACACCAGCAACATCACCACAGAATGGTAACCAACGATATTTATCATTATACACATCATATTGTCGTTTATAATTCGAATCTGCAAACGCATAAGAAGTTGATATCCCTATACTGTCAAACCATTCAGTAATATTACTTATATTTTTATTTTTATAAACATCTTCAGGAGCAGAAAAAATAGTAACACAATCTTCCCTAATATTCGATAATTCAATACTATGACGAATAACATCAGTATAATCGTTAATTCCTAAATGATACCCACCACTCAATATTAATGAGATATCAATTTTTTCTTTATTTGAAATTGCATCAAAACTTTCTATTAACTCACTTTTTGTTGGTGTAGCAGAAGTACCACCAGATAAAATATATGAAGTATTAGAAATATCTAACCCCATATAAACTTCTTGAGTATATCCATCAACTGTGAGCAAATCATTTTTCCATATAGATACATTTGTTCCTGCTGTTGGTTCTTTATATCCATCTGGTACTTGTAATGCGAACACATAAGATGAATTCTGATTAATATAATCCATCCAATTTCTATTTTCAGTACCAGGTTCAACTTGTGATTTAGTTAAATTATCAAACACTTCATAATTTTCTACCTTATTTTGTTTTTCATCTTCAAACAATTCAACAATAACCGACAAACTATTATCATCAAGTGGAAGTACTGACAACGAATTAGAAAGTGGACTTAAACCGTGAGTGCTACTATCCAACATAGTAACTTTCAATCTATTACCATATGCACCAGGATATCTTGCAGAAAACACACCCTTTCTATCTGTATTGTTTACAGCATATGAAATTGCAGCGTCTCCATCTAATATTTGTATAGCTTCCGAATCCACAAAACTGTAAGGAACACCTTCAACTAACATTGATAGTTTCTCAGTAACCGCAAATTGACTTATCCAGTTGTCTGCACCGGTATTGTCGAAACCTAAATATAGATTTGAATATGTTGAACCACTTATTGGAGTTATTCTATAATCTACTCCTTCTACTAATAATTGACCAGTAGTTCCGGATATTTGATCTGTTGATACGGTAGAACCTAAGAAAAAACTTATCGATTGTCCATTTCTATTAAATTCGTTATATAATCTAAATGTGTTTCTAGGGGATAATTCTATTGTTATACCATCAATCGTATTTGATGCATCAAATGACATAGACTGTGACATAGTGTTTACAAAACTGTTACTTGAATGAAATCCAATAAGTGCCGCAAATTCATCTTTGCCAACATCAACACCACCGCTATCTAAAACTGATGATCCAAAATCAAAATCAAAAACTGAAACTAAGGTGGTGCTGTCGGTAGTAACAGACAACGGTATTCTAAAATCACCTGACCCATCATCATCACCAACACCACGAATAACAAGAAAATTACTCGCTGATGCAAGTATATTATAACCATTTTCAAACAGTGCTAGTCGGGCAGCAGCTGTTGTAAAATGATGATTTACACTAGATTGCAAAAACTCCACATAAGATTGAGAAACATAAGCAGCCATGCTGTCACCCACAAGACCCTTAAGAGTAGTCCAAGCTAAATCTAATGTAGCATGATTTAATCCAAATAATTCATCAAATGCAACCACAGATGTATCCAAGACAAATGCAGGTGATATTTCAAGTGGGGATATTCCAAAGGTAATATCCTTACCAAAGGTAAAATTTGTTGAAGTCTCATCCGGATTGCCTGAATGTATCCATTCATAATTACGATGATTGGTAGGTATCGAGATTGTCTGACTACCAACCACCAACTTTAAATCTATCATATCCTCAATTGATGTCCAACCAAGATTAGTATCTGTCGCTGCACCAGTATAATTACCCGTCCAATCATTAGGTATATGTGTGTTGGCAGACATAAATATATTTGAGGAAGTTGTCGTAGTTAATGATTCATCACTTCCTGACGATGTAGCAGTACCGACAGACAATATTCCTAATGGAAATGTACCACCCGTTTGCCAATCTTTTGCTGATTGTGGAACACTATTGCTTCTATTAACAAATGTAGATTCTGTAGTTGGTAATGTGGAATATTTAGCTAAAATATCACTTCTAGTTGATACTGTACCTGAAATTGCGTTCATAGAAAACTCACTCACTGAACGAACTACACGTAAACTTTGTGCGTAATTTAAAAAATTACTTGCTGTGAAAAATGGTTTATAATTGAATTCATTTGGTTTACTAAACACTAATTTTAGTTCGTCTACAGTTGAAACTGTAGTTGCCTCATTAACTGGACCCCAACCAAAATCACCAACCAGAGCAGCTGGTGTTACTGCTGATTGTGGGACAGATGTGCTGAAATCAAACTCTCTTACATTTATTCCTGGACTGACTTGAAATGACATTATTCGTCTCCTTTTTTATTATTAATGGATATTTATTATAGATATAAATATTTATAATATTTCATATTTCTATACCCATATATCACCATTTTTATCTACCGTTATTTCTTTAGGTTGTGTATTATTTATAAAACCAAATGGCAACAACTGATCCTCTATATACTGAATTCGTTCTTTATATATTTCCTTTCTAATGTTAATATCTGATAAATCTTTAAAATATGGATCAGTTGTTGTCCATGAAAATAATATTAAAGTGTCCACTAAATCGTCATTACGACCACTATCTGCTTCATATTTCAACCCCTTACTAATAAATGAACATAATTCATCAATTGTATTGAAATCGTTTATAATTAATTTATCTTCTTCTATCAATGATTTCAAGTTATAACAACCTGTCTTTTTAGTTGATTTTGTTGTTCTAAGTCCTATATTAACTTTTTTACCATATTCATTAGATATAAACTGTCCCTTTCTTGCATCAGT